GTCGAGTAGGACACCCGTACGTCGGTCGAAGACAAGACAAGAGAAACCTCGCAAAAACGCGGGGAGACTCCCGTTTTTCCTGAAACTAAGAAAAACGGTGTTGTCCACCTTCCCTTGCTCAAGACAGTATTCAAAGTCTTTTGCAAAGGTAGGGAGGGTTATCGTGAGAAACGATAAACCTTCGTGCTTCGTCCGATCCAGGACATACTTATAGTCCTGGTGGGCGCTAGTGCAACATCTGACTGCCAATTCCTTGGCAATCTTGTTCCAGAGCACCGTTAGGCTTTTCACTCGTCCTCCTAATAGAGGTGCGGGTCCTAAGCCGACGGTCGTGTCCTAACCAAACGGACGCGAAGGATTGCTGCCCTCGGCTAGCTTTCGCCGCCGAGAAGCTTGAGCAGCAACGCGTCCGTTGACGCACTCCACGTGCCTTTCAGGCCGTTGAAGAGCGCCGCTTGGTCCGACGCGGAGAATTGACCCGCATTCGGGACGTCGAACACCACGTAAGCAGACATGCTACGCGGCGAAGTCGTTCCCGTGATGAGGGTCGATCCCGAGTTGTCGCTGTAATCACAGCGAAGGACTCTCCGGATCCGCCTCCCGTACTGATGGGAAGCGGTAACCCGGAGCAGACTCCCCGGATTCACCGAGAGAGGGCCCGCCTGGTAGACCGAAACCGTACCCTGCTGTGAAACGCGGGGTAGGGAGACAGCTCCAGAGTGGAACCCTGCTCCTGGTGTCAGGGAGAGAGGTTCTACGAACATCGACGTGCTCCTTTTGCGTTGGTGTGCAGTAGACCTACCTGACAGCTCTGGTAATGCCAAGAGCCGCCACTATGGCTTGCTGGGTGGTCGACAATCCATCCCAGCTGATGCCAAACCCAAAGGGGTTCGCTTTGATCCGTTTCTTCGTTGTTGTACGAAGAGTAACCGGAGCAATGCCTGGATGAGGTCGCGAAAGCGCGGCCTCATAGAGTCCCTCATTAACGGGGACCATCCAGGCGCTATAGGTATCTGTGACGGTAGTTTTCTCCATCACGTACCCATAGCGCAGAACCGTGCCGTAGGAGATCTTCGACTGCAGGTTCTTGACAAGAGCACCTGCATCCGTAAACCAATCTACGGCCCAGCTCCATGGCGCCAAATTCCAAAGCGTATTCAGATCAGGCTCGGCTCCGAAGAGCTTCGCCATCAGCCGACGCCTATCCGTAACCAAGTGGTTGTCGTAGCCACGTGGCATATGGTAGGTGAAGGCACCGCTGAACCAAATCTCGCGTTCAACGGTCCGTCTACGCTTGGTATTGTAACCATGGATAGCGGCACCGCGGTTCGGAGCGAAAGCATTCGGTGTGACCCCAGTACTGGTCTGATAAAACTGACCAGCTGGAGACCACTGATATGTTCCGTCCGTACCTGGCGTTAGCCAGGTCTCGGTTTCGCTATTTTCCTTGGGAAATGCGTAACGCCTGCGTACGTTTCGACCAGAATCACGAACAAACTGGTCGATAACCTTATCAACTGTATGCACGGCCTTAAGAAAGTCGTGCATATCGCTGATACTCGGTGCTATGCCGAACTCGTAGTTGAGAAACTCACTACCAGCAGCGGCAAGCGTCCCAAGAGCACTGAGACGAGACTCCCACAGGGCAATCCCCGGTATCCGGGGGACGTCCTGTAGGGCCTCACCAATCGCAGTTGCTGCGCTTGCAATCGGGTTACCGGGGTTTACCGCCGCAACCGCAATCGCTCCCTTAACGTTCAGAGATGCCCTCGACGAGGACATGTCTGGCGGAAAAGAGAATCGAAGCGGTTGGTACGGCTCACCCCACGTACCCAGACCATTGAAACCCTCAAAAACGTTAGCAATGAGGTTTCCTTCGATACGGTATTGATGCGTATCTGGGGCACCAAATGGCGCGTTCTTGGGGTAAAGGATTGTGTGAGGAAAACGTTTCGTCACACACTCCTTCCTCTGAGAATAAAACTCAGAGCCATGGTCTTGAAGGTCTCCTCCTTTTGGAGGAGGCCAACGATTGCCATCCGATTCAGTAATCTGAATCCCATCAAAAGAAGTCTCGCCCTTCTTCACGAGGGCCCAATCTCTCGGGTCCTTCGACAAGAATGGACGACGCGACTCCGCAAGGAAGAAGCGGGGACCAGGAATAGATCTACTCTTGGTCTGACCTCTTTCGATGAACAAGGATAGCTCCTTTGAGTACAAACAAACTAAATTAATAGTTTGTTTGATTGGTATGAACTTGGTAGTTCATAGGTGGTGCACTGCGCAGCCCCCCCTCCTCAGGG